GCAACAACTCGGCAATCCCCTCGCTATCCTCAGCTAACTCCCCCTCTTTATCTTTAGCTAAAGCACCAACCAATGCGTTTATTTTCTTCTTAGACAAACTAAACTTCTCACTAACAGCACCCACATCTTCACGGTAATTTTCAGCTTCATTAAGCATTGCGCGTTTGTGATGTACTAAGTTGTCTACGCTCTCTTTGAATACTTTTCGTGTTTCACTGTTCTTTAGGATTGACTCTAATGCGGCCTTGTCCTTAGCGGCAGAGTTTGGTCGCCCCACTACTTTAGCTTGTACTTCCATTGCAAAATCATTCATAAGTATTGCCCTCATTCTCATCTACAAACTTTTGTAATTCGTCTGTCATTAATTGATAGTACAAATTTCCAGCTATATAACCTGCTTCACCGTTCTGATTTACTATGTCAAGCAAATCCTCTAACAACTCTTGTCCTTTCTGAATCTGTTCAGCACTAAACTGTTGTCGTAATGCCTCTAAAAAATTATCCATTATGTTTTCCTCCAATTACCACGAGCCAACCAAAGAAAATAGTAGGCAACACTAGCCACTCAAAATCCTTCACTGGAATACCAAATCCAAAATGAATTGGAAGCAATACTAACATAATATAGCATAAACAACCAACTAGAAACAAGCTCGGTGTTGAAGCCTTTTTAGGTGCGTCTGGTTTGCCAGCATCTTCTTTGAATATTAAACCTACAGGTTTATTTGTTTGAAACTCTAACATAATCCCTCTCTTGAATAGTTGGGCTGTTGTTAGCAGCCCGTTTGGTGTTTAATTAAAAATTAAATTAAAATGGAAGTCCTTCTGAATCTTCATCTAAGTCGTCTGCTAGAGGCTTAGGCGTATCCTTGACCTTCCCTTTAGCTGCCTTAGCCTCACTTGGCTTATACGCCTCCCGTTGTGCTGCATCATTTTCATCTTCAACAACATTACCGAAGGGGTTGGCGTTACCGCCATATTCAACCAAGTCAAAAATACAAATACTATTCAACTTAGCAAACGTACCAAACTTGTTTTCAACTACACCATAAGCAGCCTTCCCTTTGCTGCCATTACCCACCAACTTCTTGTTTGTAATATCTACAACATTGTTGTTACCAATATCTTGATACACTTTCGGAGCATACATCTCCTTGCCTTCCGCATTATGGGTATTTTGCGACAACTTAATAATGTACTGCTCTTCTTGGTCTGGAAAAGGAACATCGCATTTGTATTTAGCCACAAATTCTTCGTTATCCATTTCCTTCGCCTTTTGCTTTGCGAATCGCTTATTCCACTCTTTTGCTGATTTCTTATCCACTACGGCATTAGTCTTCCACTCTGTCAACTCTGACTCGAATTTCTTAGTTGGTGTTTGAATGCAAGTGTAGAAGAATACTGCATTATTTAAAATTTCTACTGACATATTATGTTTCCTCGTTGTTTACGTTGTTGGCAATATTGCCGTTGTACAGTGGTTGGTAGTTATCCAACTCCCTGTGTTGTTGTATATTAACACGCTATTAATTTGTGTCAACAACAAAATCAAACTCATTCTCTAACTTCATACTGTAATAGGGCTTCATAAACCCTATTATCTAACAAACCCTTATACTTATTAACCATCTCTAGGATAATGGCTTCTTTGTAGTCTTTATATGCTTTGAAAGCAGATAGTGGGTTATCAAAATTACCTAGAAAAGTAGTTCCTCCAAGACCATTACAACACTGAGAGACGTATTTTTTATACTTACTGCTAAAATGCACACCTAGTGGGTATTTTCCTCTTTTAGCTACACTATTCACCAAGAGTATGTTTAAAGTTCTTGGCAAGAATACACAAGTGTCCTCGCTATAAAGTTTATTGCCCCTAATAAGTATATCCTTATCTAGCTGCCAACTCTTATTGTTCTCGTCTTTCTCATTAAAACCAATTTGCTTATTACACCACTCGTAAAAGAATGTGTAAGATTTGAAGTTTTCTGAGCAAGTTACACCAGTATAGTGTGGACACTTATCCCAATAGGATTTTGTACAACGATGCAACATATTTTGCCAAGTGGTGTATTCTCTCAACATTTTTCCGTCACCTTTAGTTGTGTGCGTAGATCCTGTTATCCCAATACCTCTTACCAACTTCATCTTATCTCCTTGTTTTCATCTGTATAGTGACTATTATCCTAAAATATAACGTCCATGTCAAACATTTAATTTAATATTTTAATCAGCTTTAGCATATTGGTGAATAAACGCCTTAATAGCTTTAGTGGTAACAACCCCACTATCATCCTTGTACAAAACAGTATACTTGTCATTCTCTGGCACAGCTATCACTGTATAATTAATCCCTTTATCAATATCAGTAAAGACAGCATCAGGCTTCACTTCCCATAACTCTCTCACATTTTCCCACAAAGCTTTAGTAGCATCTGTACCTAAAGCTTTCCATGCGTGGCCGTAGTGCCTGTCTGTCTTGTCTAAGTCAAAAGTGTATTCGACGTGTTGTTGGATAGCCAATCTAATACTTAGACCGAAGAACTCCCACTTGTCAATGATGTGGTCGGTAAAGAAATCCACAAGTTTTTCATCTGTATTGCCACAGTGTTTCTCTATTGCAGCCTCCCATAGTAGGTATCGTAGGTTCATAACTATTCCTCGTTTGTGTTTGTATGCTTGGTATTATCTGTTAAATAATAGTGGTTGTCAAATGGTTTTAATGGCACGTTGCCCAACTATCCCCATAAATAAACTCAACACCTAAAGGAATATTAAGTTTAAGCTTGGCTGTTGTTTCATCTACTGCCTCTAATAGTAAGTCTGATATAACGCTCTTACCGATGAAGTATTTGTCTCCTATATGCCCTACCTCACTCCAATTATCAGTGCTAGATTTCTTGAAAGCAATAGCATCGTCCTCCTCTTTAAAGATTTTCCAATCAATCAACCCCTTAGACACCTCCATCTGCGCCTCGTCGTGCATCGCAACCATTTGATTTATATAAGATTTATTCTTCCAATCATCTCTAAAGAAATCAACCGTTAAGCCTTTAGCCGCTAACTTTCTATCGTGTAGCACCATCGTCCATTTAGCACATATAACACCAGCACTCTGTAACAAGCTGTTCACTAGGGCAGAAGCAGAGCGTGTAGGTACTTTCCTTCCATCGATACCCAATACAAACTTCTTGCTGCCCATTGTTTCCCAATACTTTTTGAGGCTTTCACCTAATTGGCGTAACGGGTCTGCGGCTAACCAAAAGGCATCATACACTTGCTTGCCTGTCTCAAAATCAGAGCCAATAGTCTTAGCTACGCGCATTGGACGGCCACCGTAGGTACAGCAATATTTGACATTTTTGGCAGGAGTCCTTTTAAATTCCTTGCACAGTATCTCAGAAATCTTTTTCGCTGTAAGTGTATGCACATCGAAAGGCTTCTCTAATACTAAACTATTACAATACTCTTTTGTCTCATCGTATTTCCAGCAATAATGCGATTCCATCCTTCCTTCAAGACTAGAGAAGTCATAACCAAATTGAGCATACTTCTTTCTCTCTACGCCAAACATAGCCCTCATATTCTTGCCGTACATTGATGTTGTACGAGGGATATTAGTCACAATTCGGTGCTTGAACCTCGAAGTATTGCAGCCACAGGTGTCAGCAGGTGTTGGTATTCTGCCATCTGCACGAATGTTAGCTAGATAGCCTTTCTCCATTTCGATGTCATCTTCATCAATACCAACGCCACCGCCCAGAATAGAGTTTCTACGGTGACGATAAGTAAGGAACTCAACCACTTTATAAACGTGTGGGAATATCTCAGACATCTCTTCCAATTTTGGGCATAACTCCTTATCCTGTCCCACTGTAAATGTCGGGTTGGTATACACCTTCATTGGACGTTCTAAGTCGTGGCTTAACAGTTTTGACAGCACTTGCTCATCTCTACACTTCATACCTAGCGTTAAATGAAACATTCTGTCACGTTTAAATGGTGACTCCATTGTTTGCGCCATGTAGCGTTCAACGGCATCTTTGTACTTCTCTTTAGTAAGCTTTTTCTTTTTAGAGTCTACAGTTAAATCTCTTTCTTTATACACTGTAGGCCACCAACCTAAATCAACCAGCCAACCTTTAATATGTGTAGTATCTTCAATGCTTGCGGCCTCATGTTTAATTAGTGGCTCTAGTGGCATAGGAAGTTGATAATCTTGTCCGCCCCACTTAAAAACCTTATCCTCAATCTCAGCACCCATCTTTTCAGCAAACTTAACCATGTTAGTAGATATTGTACCATCCTTCTTGAATTGCATCTTTGGTGGTGTAGTCTCAGATGCTCTTGCCACTGATAACTTGCAAGGTGGTAGTAACGGCTCAACTATCTCTCTAGCTTGCTGCATAAGAATATCAAGCTCACGGACATTCTCTTTAGCTTTTTCAACATCAAAGTAGAACCCCCTGTGAGATTGTCTAGTAACAATATCCCGTACAGCCATCTCTAGTTCAAAAGCAGGTTGCCAATTCCATGTACCCCATTCTTTCATTAATACATCGTACACTTTATGGTTCACTTCAACGTCTTGGCGGTTATACTCAAGCATTGCAGGGTGATACACTTTAAACTCTTCACCTTTTGGTGCATGACTATCAATCAGTCCTAGCTCTATAGCTTTTCCACGCCAATCAATTTTATCAACACCTGCAAGCTTGCCTAAGTAATCTAAACTGTGGAACATACGGTCTGGGTTCAGAGTTTTTGAAAGTACGAGTGTGTCTATTATGGCGCAAGGACGACCACAAATAGTGTCAGGATAAACTGTATAGTCAAAGTCAAAACCCAGCTTCAAAGCTAACAAATCATAGTCAACAATGTTATGACCAATCAATGTTGTAGCATTAGTTTTAATGTACTCAACGCCCTCTTTAAAGGTATCGGGGTCGTACTCTAATACTTCACCTGTATCAATGTTCTTGATGACAAGGCAATGAAACTTGTAGTGGTCTTTTAGAACGTAAGGAGAAGCCGTGTAGTCTATTGTTTCATCGTTTAATAGACCACTGGCTTCAATGTCGAATACTAACTTCATTTTCTTTCTCCCAAATAAATAATGGCAAAGCATAACACCTCACCCTTAGATTTACAACCTACTAAACGGTACAAATTCATGCTCTTTAAACTTATCGTTCCACTTACACCGTTCATTATAAACAGCGTAGTAGTCACAATCTAAATACTCATCGTCTGTATCGTTTATCCAACCTCGTCCCCACTTCACTTTGCTGTCTAGCTCATTGTCAAACCAACGAGCATTAACGTAGTGAATTGGTAATGTGGTTAGGTTGTCAGTAGATAGTAGTGATGCTACTAGGCTTCGTGTCCAACCACTTGAACGATAGAAGCGGTAGCAAAGGGATGCTTCTGTTATTTTCATTGGTGTGTCTCCTAGTCGGTGATTTCAACTGTGTAGTTTAGTAAAGCTTCGTAAGCTCTAGGGTCTAGTTGGTCTTTGTACTTTTCTGCTACTTGTCTTATAACAGATTCCTTATAAGATTTGTATGCTTGGAAAGCTTCTTGAACAGAAGAGTACCTTCCAATAGTCTTAGCTGTTCCGCTCCCGTTATTACAAGTAGCTTTGTACTTTGATGTTACTTTATCCCAAGACACACCAACAGGCAAATCACCACGAGAAGCATTGCGCTTAATAAGCAACAGGTTTACTCTGTGTGGTACAAATATACAAACATCTTCCGAATAAAGTTTGTTACCTTTAACCAAGATGTCTTTATCAAGACACCAACTTTTTCCTTCTTCATCTATACTGCCAAAACCTACCTGCTTATTACACCACTCGTAGAAATAAGAGTAAGACTTAAAGTTATCAGAGCAAGCAACACCATTGTAGGTAGGAAACTTGCTCCAATATTTGCTACTACATCTCTCAAGCATACAACACCACGAATGATACTGCTTGAATCTTTTAACACCATCGTAAGAGGGGTATACCCACTCATTTACCCCAATACCACAAACTTTCTTAGTTGAAACCCTCATTTAAAACTCCAAATTATCGCTTGCATCATGTAATCGCCCGTCCTCTTTTTGTTTGAGGACATCACACACACCCAAATCGCCCCATTCACGATTTTTCAATATCTTCAAACGGATACGGCCACGAGTACCATCAGGCATAACTTCATTCTCTACAGCAATAACATTGAAAGCTAACTGTTCTAAGCCGCCACTACCGCGTAAGTATCCTAAGTTAATCTCTCTCCAATATGGTTCAGGTGCATCCTCATTAGCTGTCTTTTTCTTTGGTACATCATCTACACGTTTTAAGTGGCTTACACCGTGAATGTGACAGTCATTACTACTAACAAATGCAGCCAACTCTGTAAGTAAGATGTCAATATCCTTACGTTCATTCGTTGTAGCTAAACCACTTACAACCATACTGAGATGGTCGATGATAATATGTTTACAGCCGCAAATATGGTGAAGGTATTTCACCTGATTCATAATCCTATCAGTTTGCATAGAGCCAAAGTGATTTAAGAAAAATGAACGCCCATTAGCCAACACCTTCAACCGTGCAGCTTCAATCTGCTCTCTTGTTGCATAACGCAAAGCATCTTTTCTAAACTCGTTCAGAGGCACACCAAGTTCTAAAGCAAGCATAGATTGTTGTGTTTTAATCGCCTTCTCTTCTAAAAAGATAAATCCAACAGGCAATTCTGTCTGGTTAAGTATTTCCCACGCGATTTCCCTTACGCAAGTTGACTTGCCAACTCCGCTAAAAGCAGTCCACAAAGTTAATTCGCCTGTTGGGTCATGTCGAAAACCCTGCATCATTTCCATTAGCTTTGGGTAGCGGGTTATTTTTAAACCTACAGGGAGTGGCTTAATCAAATCATCTAATGTAACCTCGTCACCACTAATAATCTTTTCGGGACTGTAAGCTTTGCGTTCAAAAGCTAAACGCTTGCCCATCATTACACCGAAACCTTTCAAGTAAGCTTCGCGGAAGTCATTAACATCTGTTGGTAATTCCACAGTAGAGATGTTACCTGAGAGTAAGAATGAAGCTACATCTTCTGTTGCCTCTTTGCCTTTCTTAATCCCTTTCAAAGATTCTTTAGCTGTCGCATGGTCATTGTTAAGACATAGCACCACCTCATCAAAACCACGAATGAAATCTTCGTTATGAGCTACAGCATCTTGAGCATTAGCTGTACCCATTGACAAGCCAACAACATTAGGTTGAATCTTACCTGCCCATTGTGTACCTGCTAAGGACTCTAAGATTGAACGTCTTACTGCCCACACCTCATCTTCACCTTCAACAATATAAACTGTTTTACCTTTGTCTTTGCAAACAGATTGTCCGAACAGCTTACAACTGATTTTTACGTTACCAACAACAGTGAAGTGGAAGTCATCTTCTTTTGGTTTAGTCCAATCACGTTTCTTGTAGCCTGTAATTTTACCCTCTTTATTATAGTAAGGGTAGTAAGTGGCTGTAATAGTTTGACCGTCCTCTTGGCTTACGCTAGAACGAATACCATAATACTCGGCATCTTCTTTCAGTAACCCGCGTTCAGGTACGGCTAAGATTTTATACCCTGCTACATCTTTCAGCGTCTCTTTCTTAAACTCTGTTTTTGCTTCTGTCATCTCTTTACCCTTTTGATAAGCCATCGTTTACTCACTTGCCATTATTGGCACTACTTGTTTAATAAAATTTTTAATTAAAAGGAAAGGACAGTTATTCACCGTCCTCCCTGCAGCCCCATACACTAATCAGCTAGCCGCCACTTAACAATATTCCAATACTTATCGTTTAGCACCCAATCACACTCTTCTGCTAAAGATATGAACTTCTCACCATCTCGACGTTTAATTTCCACTTTAACATCACCATCGACAGGTATCACACCTGTATTCTTTGTCCACTTACTTTTAGGTTTCTCTGCATCTTTAAGCTTCACCTTATAGTGTGTAATATTAACACCGTCTTTATCAATATACCAATCACCATCATGCGGATTGGTAATAACAAACTTATCACCATCACTCCACTTGAGCTTGATCTTCTGCTTACGTTTCAATCCTTCTGGACACTTACCTGTTGTGTTCTTAATCCATTCACTCCATTTAGGTTGTTTTGCTTCTACAGATTCAATAATATCGCTCTCAGCTACCCACAAACCTTTCCCTTTCTCTTTAGCTAATCCTTCACAATCGTGTGAACAGCCATTATCCTTATCACATTCTGTGGCATACTCGTCGTAATCGTAGTTATACCCAATGATAGTTGTATAACCAATATAACCTGAACGGTCTACTCGTACACGTTGACCAAGCTCAAATTTAGAGCCTTCTGGTAATAATGTCATTACGCCTTTGCGTTTTACCTCTTCCACTTTCTTTTCTTCCTCAACAACATCAGCAAACACCCAATCACCGTGACAAATATGGGCGCATTGTTCCTTTAAACACAATCTTGTACCACCGTTATCGTCTTTAAGGTTAAAAGAGTCCCCATCTTCATTAAACACATCATACACCTTGTGTGGTGTCACTGAACCATTAGTTGCTTGGCCTGTAAACCATGCTACACGTTTAGTCATTTCTTCTCTCCAAGAAAACATTTATATTGATTTTGAACAGCAGACAATACATCTGCTTTATTTACAGGGTAATCACTAACGTACCCAGTATTTTCGTTGATTGTAGGAACTATTAAAGAGCTTGTCAAGCAGTGGTCGCTACAAATAATACGATTAGTACGAATCGGAATACCGATAAAACTCACCTTCTCCTCCAACTTCGCTACCCACATTCCACACAATATCTTCATCTCCAACATCTTGATGTGTCGTTGCATCAAACTTTTCATAAGCTATTTTCCTGTTCCAAGATGGCTCGCTCTTGCAGATGTGCAATATACCGTTAACTTCATACAAGCTTGCATGACTACGTTTAAGCCCGTCCTTGTTGCAAAACGGACATTCTTCAAAATACTCTGTTAAATGTTGTGCTAACATCACAACATCCCTGTACTTAACAAGTTAAGCTGAATAACTCCTGTAATACTTGCACATATTACAATAATCACAAAACTAAACAGAATATCTTTTACGACATCTTTACATTCACCTTTTGAACACCAAAACGTAAGTTTTAGAATGTCTCCAAAGAAGAAGAATGTCGCTAATAAGCCAGCCAAGAAAGCTAACATTTGAATAATAATCATCTCATTCACCTTTTTGTTTGCTATCTAAATATGAAGCTACAATCGCTTCGGTTAGACTACTATAGTCTTTATCACTTATCAGGTCAACAACTAAATCAACAATTTCTTTAGATGTAGCTTTGTCATTCCAATAAAGATTACGGATTTCGTTTACATAAGTGCAACCACCTTGTTTCTCTAATTCAACCTCTACAACAAACTCTTGTAGCTTCCATTTAATACTACCAACCCAAATAATTGTTTCGTCTACTTCATTCATCTTAGCCTCTCCAAAATACGTTTACTACCAATATCAAAATACTTATCATCTCGTTCAACACCAATGAACTTACGATTAGTATTCATACAAGCGACACCTGTAGTTCCACTGCCGAAAGTGAAGTCTAAAACAGTTTCACCTTCGTTAGTGTATGTTTTAATTAGGTATTCCATTAAGGCTATGGGCTTTTGGGTTGGGTGTAATTTCTCTAACCTGTTAGCTGTAGATAGTTCGTAAACGCTTGTAGGATAATAGTCATCGTTAAAATTATCTTGTGTGTGTTTAACCGTACCATAGCAACGCCCAACTACTTCGTCTGTACTTCGTTTTGGAGATTTATTTCTATATGCACCTTTTCTCATTTGCGGGTTGTAAGTGAAAACACCGTGCTTGGCCTTTGAGAATAGAACAACATCTTCGTGTCTTAGTAAAGGCTTTTTCTTAGCGTTTAGGTGTCCAGTGGGACTAACCTTATCCCATACAAGGTTATGTCTAAAGTCTACAATATTACTTGCAATCAAAATAGTAGTAAACGGTTGTGAAGCTGTCATTACAATAGCCCCACTAGGTTTAATAATACGTTTCAACTGTTCCCACATTAGTGGTAGGTCAATAACACTATCCCACTTACAAGCAGTCGTACCATAAGGCGGGTCTGTAAGGATTAAATCTACGCTACCTGATTCAATCTCTTTCATGCGCTCTAAGCAATCACCTTTCATTAACCACACACTATCAGTTCTAATGTCATTCATCAAAAATACCCCAGTAAATCACTATACATAATAGGTGTAGCCCAAATGTTACCAACTTCTAAACACCTTCCCTTAGTCCAATTAATCATGTGTTGGTGTACAGTGCAGCTACTCGCAGATAACTTGACATCACTACTATTTAAGTATTGTTCTGTATATAACAAGTAGTCCGCAAAAGCCGCAGCACTGTTAAATACCTTCCAATCTTTTAGCATCTCTTGTAATGTTACGCTACAGCCTTTGTCATCACGAGCCAAGATGAAGTGTCCGTCAATGCTTGGTGTAGGGTGGACGTACTTCACTATTCGTAATACGTCTTGACCATTGGTGTACAATTGGTGTGGGTTGTTCATTGTTTCCTCCTAATCTGTTTCTTCAACTTGGTAGTTTATTAAAGCCTCGTATGCACGAGGGTCTAGTTGGTGTTTGTATTCCTCAGCTAAACTTTTTATATGTTTCTCTTTGAAATCTTTGTACACCTTGAATGCCTCTGAATAATCAGAAAACAATCCTAAGTATTTTTGTGAGCCTGAACCATCAGCGCACTGGACACAAAACTTATTATTCTTTTTCTTCCAGTAGACACCTATCGGGTATCCGCCACGTTGTTTGTGTCTTTTAGTGAATAAAGAGTTAATCACTAAAGGAACAAATACGCAAGTATCCTCACTGTAGAACTTATTACCTTTTATGAGAATATCTTTGTCGAGATGCCAACTTTTACCGTTTTCATCTGTGTTACCAAAACCTATTTGGTTGTTGCACCACTCATGGAAATACTCATAAGACTTGAAGTTATCAGAACAAGTAGTTCCTATATAAGTTGGCTTCTTATCCCAGTATTTCTGCGTACATCTTTCAATCAGCCCGTGCCACGTAGAGTATTCCGATGATGTTTTTACACCAATCCTCGAAGGGCACTTAAAATTGTTGTAGCCTACTCCTAAGACTAAACCGTTAGTTTTACCCATACTGTACTCCTAATTTCTCAATCACCTTACTAAACATTGTATCATCCCCTAGCCAGCGTTTCATATAAGCTAATTGCCACATTTCGTCAGCAATACCAAGCCAATCTTTTGTCATCTCTTTTCCATCCCAACTTGTATATGTTACAGGGGAAGGATACCACGCCTTGTATTGCGCTACAACAGCCGTTAAAGCCTCTACATCTGTCTTGCAACCTGCGAGTAACTTATAGCAAGCTACGTCACCAAAACGAGCTTTTGTGAGGGCTGAGGGCTTATAGTTATCAGCAGCATCCCCATTCACTATCTGTGCATATAGCCACATACGGCCATGACCTGTAAGTGTTGGTTTGCTTGTTGTTTCTTTCCACTCAAGCTTGCCTAATCCTTTAATCGTCATTGGCAATATCATATCGTTTGGATTAAATAAATGCCCCTCTGTTTGGCGAGCATCCTTATCTTCGGCACAAACAATCAACCTATCCTTCTGACTCTTAGTTTTATTCCACTCTTTAAACGCTGTAAAACTATCAATACTCAACCAGTCATCCGCTTCCAAATTATCAGTAGCCAACTTAGCATTATGATGTTCAAATAACAACTCCTCAATCATGTTAATAGCTAAAGGCTTGAGATTGTTTCTATTCCCTTTGTATTCCATGATAGTCGATACGTCATGTCTGAACACTCTGCCGCGACCAATGTACCCGTAATATTCTTTCCCTTGTAAGTGCTTAACAATCCCCTTAACTTTAGCATCCAGAATAGCTTTAACACTTGTAAACTGTTTTAATGTTTGTACATCTTCAATAGTATATTCATCAATTGAATGTGGACTATCACGTTCAGCATTGAACTCGGCTAGCCAACCACCTTTTCGGTTAGCACCATAAAACTCTGTACGGTTAGCAAAGCGTAACTGTCCACCATTGTTAACATGAGAACAGATGATGTGACGCTCCTCAGCAGCGAAACCTACGGAGTATTTAATAC